CGCCCCTGTTGGGCGTAGTCCTCAGGTTGAACACTTCAACCATTCCATGTATGCCAAGGTTCAAGCGATCGAAACGCAAGGACGGTTACGTTGAAGAAATTGACACTGTCAAGTTTCTTGAACCAACCGGCCCTGACCCACAGAGGCCCGAAACCGGTCTCTATCCTCTCGCTCACTCTGATTGGATTCAGAGTGTCGAAGAGATAGTTACGGACGAGCCGACGCGTGAACATCAATTCAACCAGATTATCCACTCAATTAATGAGGGGGTTAAACCTGCTAGAGTTGGTAACAAGTGGAACAACTTCCAACACTTTACAAGTGTTTCGAGGTCTCCATCTCTGTCATCCACGCATTATGTGTATCCTCAACGAGGCTTCAGTATATACCGAGGCAAGTCGAGGGCGTTCCAGTTCGCGTACCCTCAATATCGGTATCAAACCGATACTTGGGTTCCTGAACCATATGGGCCATTCGGGAAGTTCGATGATGGACTTCCCGTCTGGGACGCTAGTACGGACGAACGTGAATTAGTTCCACGTCCGGCAAACCTCGATGATCTGGTGGCATTGTCCTTGCGGACGATGTTACCGAACATCAAGGCAGAGCTATCGTCGATCAATTCCTTACTGGAGTTGAAAGACGTTAAGCGACTAGCGACTCGCGCAAGAGATGTCTATCTCTTTCTTCGCAAGTTGCGCGAAAGCGCTCATGCGAGGAAGGTAGCCAAGAAGGCTACTTTGCGTGACCTTATTAAGGCGACACCGGACTTGTATCTTGAATACTCGTTCGGCGTTCTACCCTTAATATCTGACATGGTCGCTCTTAAGCGAATCATGTCCGACTTGGCAGGTCGTATAAACGACCTGGTAAGTCGCGCGGGCAGAGTGCAAGTTCGTCATTTTCGACGAACTTTTGTAGAGTATCCGAACATCACGGAGCAAGGCGGTGAAGCTGAAGTGTACAATCTCAAACGTTTCATCTTTGATGAAGCCGTAGAGTATGGTACATATCATCAACACTTCCGTGCCGGCCGGGATGTCGTTTACTCGGACTCTGTATTCCATGCGGAAATTGAGTATAATTATAATTATACTCAATACCAGACCGAGCATGCTCGGTTGTACAGCCTTCTAGACAGGTTTGGGGTTAACTTTAACCCCTCTATCCTGTGGAATGCTGTACCCTGGACCTTCGTTCTGGACTGGGTGCTTGGCGTAAGCCAGTACCTGGATCAGTTCAAGGTTACCCTCATGGAACCGCAGATCAACATACATAGGTTCCTCTGGTCAATCAAGAGAGAAAGGCGTATTCAGGTGTGGCGCGAGTATGATTACTCGACCGCACTCGGTACGCCGCTCCCACGTAGACCAAGGTACCACTTCCCGGCAGTCGTCCAGACGGCTTATCGTCGTCAGGTCGAGTTGCCGAGTAGTAGCTCGATTAGTTCGAGCGGGGTGTCTCTTCGTGAGTTCACCCTCGGTGCTGCTCTGGTGTTAACCAGAGGGAAGCACCGACACCACAGGGCCAGATAGCTGGCCCGATGTAGGGCCTCTACTTCGTAGAGGCATCAACTCAAACATAAGCATGCTAAGTAACACGCTCAATACCAATGAAGTCAAGGACCGTGCAGGCGTAGAGGTTGAATTCTCTCGCCTGTCCACGTCCGACCGTCGTACGGAATTCGCTAAGATTAGCGAAACTCCGTCTCTCCCATACCGTCTCTCGGTTTCGCACCAAGAGATTGGGACTGGACTGAAGGCCCGGCGGCGCTCGGTGGTGCGTTTTGATAAAACGCACATTTCCGGCGTCGATTCGGAGACCCCAGTCACGACCTCGGCGTATCTCGTGTTGGACTACCCTATTGGGGCGTCCACCACTGACGACGAGGCCCAGGATGTCATCGCTAACATTCTGTCGTTCTGCGCCACAACTGGCGCGGCTACGACGGTGTTGTTCGATGGCACTGGGAACGGTGCGGCAGCGCTCCTTTCTGGTGGGCTCTAAAGCCTACCGTTTGGAAGTGCTGTCCTGACGACCCGGTGGGATTGGCCTGAGCTCGAGATTCCATTCGCGTTTCCGACCGTAACGGTTGGAGCGCGGATGGTGGAAGTAGAGGCTGCCGTTCTTACGGCGGCGTATCCACTTCCTCTCGAGCATGAAGGCAATCGTAGCCGGTGTGAACTCAAGAGTTCGGACTTCTAGTGGTGATAGGTGCATGGGACTATTCCTGTGCGCCTGTTAGTACACGTCCGATGCCGTTAACGTAAACACGTTGCCATGTTCCGGCCTAAGAGCAGTAATCGCCTCGCTGACTTCGTCCTCAAAAAGGACGATTTCAACAAAAGTGACCTGTTCCTGGTCGGATGGGTAGTGTGCTACGTCAAAGGCTCCCAGAGAACCTGGGAAAGTAGCATTACCGGAGACCGCGAGGTAGTAAGTCCTTTTAGGACGATCTACCTTGATCCCGTTCGGTATGCTACGCTCGAACTTAGTCTTAATAGGCATGATGCTTGTTATCGATTAGGTACTTGAGGAGTTGGTACGAAAGGAATCATTGAGTGTGTGCATGCTCTAGGAGACTTACCTTATGGTAGTCAATAAGAGCCTAGATAACATTGAAGTTATCGCCGCACTACTCCATGATGTTTCGCAACAACATGGTTTGGTGTTCAACACTCGCAGTGTACGCTTAACTCTTAATAAAGTTAAGCATCGACTGCGCTATGAAGGAATGGGCTTTCTAACGAAAGCCCTTCCGTCCTTAGGGAAAGCCTTTGATAAGGCAATCTCAGGAACTACTCCACTGAACGCTACAAAGATAGGCTTCGAAAGCCTTCCTAGTAGTGAACTTCCGAGGTTTCTCGGTGAGTTCTTCAGTAGGGTACTCCAACCGGACGGGACTCTCCTTCAGGAGCCATGCGCAGTTAGCGTCAGAGTGATTAGGGAAATTTGTTACTTGTTTTACAAGTACAAGCTCCCCTACACCGATGAGCAAGAACAGAAAGTCGTTGCTAAGTTTACAGAAACTGAGCACGACCTCGCAACCGTCGAAGAGAATCTCCAGAAACTGGAGGATTCTCTTAGAAGTCTCGATCCTTGTAGTAGATGTCGTAAGACGAATACTCAAGAAACCGTGACGCGCAGGGCACGGAGATTGCTAAGCAATCTCTTTGCCTTTTTCGATCCGACTAACATTAGTCCTAGGCATGGTCCAGGCGTAGTTGCCACAAAGCAACAGCTTGAAGCCAAATTCCGTTGGACGAACGTAGCCGATCGAATTACAGACCTCTATCCGTTCGATGCCTACTTTTGCGCATCGGCCGGACATGTCTGTGATACCTATGGATCTTTTAGTAAGATCCGAGGTGAGAGTCTTCCAGCACGTGTTCTACTCGTGCCGAAGGACTCGCGTGGGCCTCGACTCATCTCTTGCGAACCCGTTGATTATCAATGGATTCAGCAGGGACTTGGTCGGGCCTTGGTTGCACATGTGGAGAAGCATCCTGACACTATGTGTCAGATCAACTTCACACACCAGTACCCCAACCGATGCGCGGCCCTATGGGGTTCGCGTAACGGAAGATACTCGACGCTTGACCTCGCTGAGGCCAGTGATCGAGTTAGTACTGCGTTGGTTCGCCTACTATGGCCGGAGCACGTTTATACGTACTTGGCTGCTTGTAGGACCTCATCGACTGTGCTGCCGGATGGATCCATATTGCCCTTAAGAAAGTTCGCGCCAATGGGAAGTGCTTTATGCTTCCCGGTGTTGGCGATAACTATCTGGGCGATTCTGAATGCAGCGGCACCTGACAGGTATACGAAGGATCGTATACTTGTGTATGGAGATGATGTGATCGTTCCAACGGCTTACGCCGCGAACGCGATCGAACAACTCGAGTCATTTGGTTTAAAAGTAAACCGTGACAAGAGTTGCACCAGTGGACTCTTTAGAGAGTCATGTGGCACAGACGCCTTCCATGGTGTCGACGTCACTCCAGTCCGCTTGCGGACTGTCTGGTCATCAACTCCTTCGCCTGACGTTTATTGTAGTTGGATCGCTTACGCGAATTCCTTCTACGATAGGCGGTACTATCGTCTCTACAATTATATTGTAGAACGGTTGGTCGCAGTTTATGGACCAATCCCGAGTGAGGACATGTTTCTGACGTGTCCAAGCTTACGATCAGTACCGTACGGTGTCGACTCCTTCCGCCGACGTAGTAATAAGAGCTTGCAAAAGCTCCAATACTATGTTTGGGACGTGAAGAGTCCTTCCGTTAAACGTTGGATGACGGGCTGGGAAAAGTTACTCAGATATTTCTCTGAGACGGCTAGTCCAGTACCGGAATCCTCGGATGACAGACATCGTCCTTCACGCACACCACTTTACAGTGGTGGGCTGAAGGATGTCAGTATGTACACGAGCCGTCGAACCAGCATGCTGGTACGACGGTGGCGATAAGAGTAGGTTACATAGAGATTCATTTTTCTATGTAGCCGGGCCACGGGGTTGCAGAG